GCGGTGGCGCGGGCCGAGAGCGGCTACATCACCATTGCGCCGAGCAAGACGTACATTGTGCTCGATCTGCACCATGGCACCATGTACGAGGAGTCCGATCGCGATGCGCTCACGGGTGACAAGCCCACCTCCGCCGCACGGCAGGGGAGCCACGCCCGACAATCTTGCCTCTTGGCACGCCTCACAATTGCAAGGGGCGTATTGCAGGCTTAGACTTTGGTGCATAGCCCCGAAATAGCGGTGAGCCAGCGCGGGCATAATTTCGGGGCTTAGTCGAAAAAATCTAAGGTGAGTTTTTGAGGCGTGGCAGGGGCTTTTTGCCCTGTAACCTCAATGCCAAATTTTTCTTTGAGCCACTCATCGGAGACTTCTTTATAAGGCAGTATTTCCTTAGTGCGTGTCCACAGTTCGCCCAAGTCCTCTGCTTGGTCATACACGAGCGATAAGCCCTCTTCGGGGAGTACCCCAATGGCGTACAGAGCAGGTAGTACTTTATCGTTCATATACTGTTCTACCATTGTTTGGTCGGCATCGACAAGGGCTTGTAGCATATCTTGCGAGCTTACTTCTTTGCCTTTACTACCATACTTAGTGTCTTGCCCGATGATAGCCCCCGAAATGAGTAGCGAAATATTATCACGGCACAGTTTTATGAGTCCGTTATACACTTCACCTGTAGCGGGTACCCCATTGGTTGCCCACTCGAATTGCTCGGTTTCGTCAATGATAAACCACGCTGCAGCCCCCATATCGGTCATCATCTTCTCAGCACGTGCAAGGGCTTGGTGGTCACGGGTGTTTGTCTTCATTACGCGGGGAGGTATGCCATATATCTCGCACAACTCCGACCAGCAACTTTGCGCAAAACGACTGAAAAGTATATGCGGTATTGCCTGATTGATAAGCCCCAAGTCACCCGCCTTACCAAAATCTAACAACCACGTGCCGTACTCAGAGGCGTTTATATAGTCTAAACCTCTATCATCGGTATAGTCCTTTAGGATAATACCTTTTTGAGGTATTACATTTTGGCGGGGTACTAAAGTTACTTCTACATCTGAAAAAGGCACCTCATTACTGCCCGCAGGTACTGCCTGCCGATTGAGCTCTATAAGGGTATAGCCAAAGTACTCACTGTCTAATATATGGCTTATAATCTCATTAAACCAAACAGACTTTTGTAGTTGGCGTGTTAGCTCTTCGTGTGTCTCACCATTAGCCTTCTGTATGCTGAAGTTAGCCGAGATAGTCTTTAGCTTTCGGTTCTTTATTTGTGAGGTAGTATGCGCGTCAAGCATCATATCACGCACGAGATTATAGTAGGGGAACGTTTTGGGGTTCTCTACGTTCTCTGCCATTGCCATTGCATTTTTCCACGTGAGTACATCGGCACGGGTACGCGCCATTGCCTTGGGGACGATATTGCGGGTAGGTTGCAGAGTGTTATTGCCTGCTTTTTTAGGTTTCTTATAGTTCTTATAGGGTTTCATTGCTTGTATTTTCCTTTAACGTTAATACCTTTTTCGGTGATTTGTAGTACTTCGGCACTAAAGCCGTCTGCTTCTAATTGGATGCGTATATGCCTATCAAGGGCGCGGGTAATACTACCATTCTGTGCCTGCTGAATATTACACCCCGTAATAGGCGACTCCTTCCACTCTCCTTGCTTGGAGAGCAAAAGGAACTCCACGTGTTGGGCAGTACTTTCATTAGGAACAAAGTCGCCCCCTACTACCTCCAAATCATATTCAGTTGTTACGGTTATATCTTTCATAATAATTGCCTACAGGTGTCCCCATTTATTCGTGATTGTACTTTTTACGAGAACCATATACAAAAGGGGTTATTTGCTTTTCTGTTTCCTCTGTACGAGGCACAATAGGTAGTGAACTGATATTCACCTCACCCTTAGCGAGCCTTTTAAGGTACTCTATTGCCCTGTCGTAGCGTTCTTTGGCGTGGTCATAGATAATATCGGCATTGCACAAATCAACGATATACCACTTGGCTACTGATAAACATAAGCTCACCACAAGGGCGTTGCGCTCTTCCCCACGTTTGGCAAAGATAGCCTCCGTATCGTATCGAGGGCGACCATCAAGGTATTCCTTTTTATCATTGGTGTAGAAGTACGATTTTACCTCCTGCTCAGCAGTATCTAACGCTTGCAGCACAATAGTCTCGTCCCCCTCAGTAATCTGCTCCACTTGATAAGAGTAGATGTTATTCTTTAAATCTTCTTTAACTAAAAACATATCAATAATGGTTATTAACTCTCGCCCCGAAGGCGTATTGGTTGCTACTTTGCCTGTTGCGACCTACGAGCCATTTAAAAGCACCGTGCACGGCATCGGGTCCATCATCGTGAGCACCCGAACCTTTTTCAAAGGCTAAGAACTGGTCAATAAGCACCTGCATATCCGCATTTTTCTGTTCACTATTGAACCATACATTTTTGCGCTCAAAATAGCCCGCAAGGCTCTCTATACGGTCGAACTTATCAGCTTTGCTGCGTTTGTCGGCTACGATAGGGATATAGTACCCCCTTTTGTCGCCCTCTTGGTCAAAGTCGCTTACAAACTCGTCCATTGCAAAAAGCCCTTCAATCATATAACGGATATTGTAGCGGTCTAAGCGATACTTCTCATACTGGTCATACAGCCATTTAGCACAATGTGCACGGCTACGCTGTTGCATATAGCACAGCAGTATATGGAACTCCTTGCCTACATTTCCTACCAAAATCAAGGCTTTGTAGTCCGCATTTTCCTTATAGGAAAGGTCGCCATAAAAACACAAATTATCATACTTGGAAAGTGGTAGTGCCTTTTTATACTGAATATCCTCGTACTTAAAGATAGCCCCGTCCTCAATATGCGTGTGCATATACTCCCGCATATACGAGCGGTAGGGCATACTCTTAAACTTATTACGCCAGTACTCCGCCGAAGTCTTCTCAGGCCATTCGGGGGTAAAGTCCAGCAAGTTTTTTACCGCACACACCGTAAGTATTTTGAACTCTGTATGCGGACTATCCTCATAACTACCCTCCTCCTTGGGCGTGTTAATCACCTCATTGAAGTACGTTTTAAGGCGGTTCGTGATTGAGTTTTTGTGGAAGTTATTATTCGCAAATACAAAGCGTTCAGTAGCGTTGTCCTCACTGTCAAAACACCCCCATACATCTTCAGTAATATAATCTACACTTTCCCGCATAATACGGTCATTGTGGATAGACTTCTTGCTATCCACATCATCTACCACTATATAGTCGGGGCGTTCTGCTTGCTCCCGTGCCCCTCGCGGGTTTTGTCCAAAACCAAGCGACATAAACCGAACCCCATCATTAGTAACAAACGAACCGTCCGACCAGTCCCCCGCCGATGCCCGTTTGCCGTAATCATTCTGCAAGCGATTATTGTGTTCCAGCTGTGCCTGTATGCCCGACAGCAGTTTCTTTGCCTTAGGTTCAGTCTCCCCCACCAAAAGCATAAAACGCAAATCACCCTTAGCAAAGTACAAGTACAGCGGTATCCCCATATCTATATGTACCGACTTCCCCGCCGAGCGGTACATCTCGGCAAGCAATCGCAGTCGCTTATTATCTACTATCAGCTTAGCCAACTTAGCGTGAAACCACGCACACTTCTGTTTAGCATAGTTAGGAAAATAGTACTCAAACCAGCGCACATAATCACCCTCCAAGTTCTTAATACGAGCCGCTTTCTCTTTGGCTGTTTCGTGTATATTTACCGAAGTAGCCTTAGCAATCAGTAGGCAATGCTTGTCGTAATCGGCTAAGAGTTTAGCGTATATTTTATCGTTCTTGCTCATTCTTTATTTTGAGTTGTAAGAATTGTTTGTGATACTTGGTACATTGAGCGGCAAAACCCGCGTCCTGTTGTGATATAAACATATCCAGTTCCTTCAGCACTTTATATACAGTAGTAGGGTCTGCCTGCGTTTCGCACCTATCTAAGGCAGCCATTAACTTACCCACATCCGAAGCCGAAAAAGTAGGCTCTTGTCCATTCATTACCCTAATAGTCTCAGCTTGTAGCTTCTGTTTGATAATAGTAGGCGAAGCGTGGAAGTTCAAACGCTTGTCTTCCCATTCATACTTCTTTACCCACTCACCAATAGTAGCAGGGCGAACCCCATAGAGCTCCGCTACTTCTGCTTGGGTAACTTCAATATTTTCAATATAATATTGTTCTGCCTTAATACGTGTTTGTTCTTTATTTCTTGCCATTTTTTGTGGCAAAATTCCTACAATTATGGCACTTATAAAACAAGTTGTTCAGTCATTGAACAACTTTGTCCAACCCTTGAACAGTTTTGTCTAACCCTTAAACAACTATTTGCACACTCGACAGAAGCTCACGAATTTTGCCCCGAAAATGATTAACAAAAAAAATGAAAGCCTATGCCTAAATTTATATTGAATGATGAAGCAGTGGTCAATTCTTATGGCTTTAGAATCCTAACTGCAGGAATTGACCTAACACGCTTCAAACTCAACCCAGTAATGCTTGATGGGCACATTCAGAGCAATCAGAATGTTATAGGAAGTTGGAAAGACATCACCCTTGAAGGGGGTAAATTGCTTGCTGAGCCTATATTTGATATGGAAGATGATAATGCTAAACTTATAGCAGGAAAGGTAGAACGAGGTATTATCAAGGGGGCAAGTATGGGAATAATGTTTTCTAAGAAAGATTTAGCTAATGAAAACGGAGAAATGGTGCTTAAAAACTGTTCCCTTTTTGAAGTATCTATAGTAGCTGTACCCAGCAATGCCAACGCTTTGCGCTTGCAAATGGATGGAAAAGAACTTACAGAGAACGATATTAAAGAGCTACGCCTATCATTGACGGATAAAACAATTAACACAGATAACAATATGAAGATACAACTTACACAATTAGCCTTAGTAGCCTTGGGTATGAGTGCCAACACCAAGGAGCTATCAGCAGACGAAATAGAGTCTGCTATCTTGGTACTTTCTAAATCACGAGACGAACTGCAAGAAAAACTCACCCTTTCAGAAGAGCAGATTAATGCTTTTGTGAATAAAGAAAAAACACAAAAAGCTGCTCTTACTACTCAAATGCTTGACGATGCGGTAAAAAGCGGTAAAATCACCGCTGATAAACGACAAACCTTTGCCGATTTGGCAGCTAAAGACTTTGAGTTAGCTAAAGCTACTTTGGAGGCTTTGCCTTCTAAAAAGAACTTTAGCACGGGAGTAACCACACCTGCAGGAACTACTGGTGTAGCTACTATGGATGATTTTCAAAAACTCTCCTTAGATGAGAAGCTGGCTTTTAAAAACGGCAACCCTGAAGCCTACCAAAAATTAGTTGCTTCTATTTAACCCCGTAACACAGTAAGCGTTTAAATAATATTTAAAAACCTTTTAAAAACAAAAATAACTATGGCAATGAATTTTCCAGAAATATGGGAGGCACGCGTACGACAAACCCTTTCACAAGGAGCCGATGCCGACTTCTTAGACGGCGTGCAAGAACTCGATGGCGATGTAACCCAAATGGGCGAACACAACGTAATTCACATCCCTACTACTGAGTTCAAACCCGATGTACTTATTAATAACAGTACATACCCCCTCGCTATCCAAGACTACACCGAAAACGAAGTCGTGGTAAAATTGGACAAGTATCAAACAAAACCTACTAAGGTTACTGACGACCAAACCATCGGAGCAAGCTACAACAAAATTGATGCGGTTACCCGTAGCCACACCAATGAAATTAGCGTTACCAAGTATAAAAAAGCATTACACGCTATTGCTCCTGACCAAAACACCGCTGCTACTCCAGTCCTCACCATTGCAGGTACTGAATGTACCTACAACGACATTGTAGCCCTCAAAGCAAAATGCGATAAAGCAGGATGGCCTCTCAAAGGTCGCCGCCTTGTCTTGTGCTATGACCACTACAACTCCCTCCTTAAAGATAGAGAGCGTTTTGGTGACCAGCTTATCAACTATCGCAACGGAAAAACAGCCCCTGTGATTGCAGGCTTTGAAATCAAAACCTACGAACAGCACCCTCACTACAATGCCACAGGACAAAAAATCGCTTTCGACCAAGTGCCTACAAGTACCGATAAACCTGCTTCAGTAGCCTTTGTAGTAGATGCCGTACGCAAAAAAACAGGGCTCACTAAGCAGTATTATTCCGAAGCTAAGCAAGATACCCAAAACCAAGCAAACCTCTTGGCGTATCGCCACTACTTCATTGCTTTGCCTTTGGAGAAAAAGTACATTGCTGCACTGAAATAA